TTTACATAATGTTCTGGTTTTGCTTTAGTCATATATCTATTATCTCATTATATCTTTATTTGTCAAGTAAAAAAAAGACTTGACAGATTTAAATTCACATGTTACCCTAGATATGTTACCTTGGAAAGGATGGGATATACAAATTAATGCAATATCTTTTTATCCTCTTTAGTAATCATATCTAAATCCATTTCTTCTTCTAAGAATATCTCTTCTTCTGGTGAAAGCATTTTATCTTTCATTTCAGATGCAAATCTTTCTAGTAAATCCTGTCCTGTGGTCAATTCCTGTTTAGGAGACATAACATTTAAACCGATTTCGTCTCTGAGATGAATCCAGTCTTTACATGCTTTATCATAGAATTGAATGAATTTGTCGTCAATTGTTGTCGTGTATACAACCTCATTAGCTGCAATAACAACTCTATTATCCTTTGTAAATGGAACAAGAGGAGACAATTTTATAACTGTTCCCTTTCCTACCATTGATGGTGTAAGTGCAATATTACATGGAAGAGTCATTTCTACTGTTCCATTAGTATCGTTAACCACTGTCATTGCAACAATGTCTTCACCATTTCTTAATTTTAGATATCTGTATTGACTCAAAACTTTACCTCATGTATTGTATATTTAAATTTCTCTTTACTATAAGTATTTATTCTTTCTTTAAAGTGTCTTAAAGTATAATTATCTCTATTCTTATAACTCAAATCATCTGCAATATCAAAAAGAGTTGCATTAAATTTATCTTTACTTGTTCTTAACACTCTACCAATTGATTGTAATACACGAATTTTAGATTTACTTGGACTTGCAAATACAATGTTGTGTAGGTTTTTAATATTTATACCTGTAGAAAAAGTTCCATATGATGCAATAATAACACATCCATTTTCTTTTTCCATTAATTCTCTAACCTGTTCTCTGTTTTTAGTATCAGTTCCACCATAGATAAAGAATGATTTGATACCTGCTTTTTGAAATGCATCAAATATCTTTCTACCATGTTTATCTACATATTGAAATAGAATCAAGGTATTGCCTTTTTTATCTAGTGTCAAGTTTTTTATAAATTGTGTTCGTCTTTCATTATCTGCAAGAAACTCCATTTCTCTAGGATAATCCATTTGTATAACTTCTTTTGCAACTTCTGGTGGATATTTAAGAACTAAACATTGTATATCTAACTCTGCAAGAATACCTTCATTCATAAGTTCTGCACTAGTAGTTACATAATGAGTAGGGCCAAATAAACCTTCTAATACAAGTTTATGTGTTTGAGTATCATCTAGTGTTCCAGTTAGTCCCCATCGATGACCTATATCTTTCATCTTTTCTATAATACCTGTAAGTGTTTTTGCTTTAAATAAATGTGCTTCATCACCAAATACTGCACCGAATTGGTCGTAAAAGGATTTTGGCATTGTAGATAATGTTTGCCATGTGGTTACAACTATATCTGTAGTTCCTTTCTTATCACCACCATACATCTTATCAATAGGTTTATCATATCCATAATCTGCAAAATCTTTTGACATCTGTTCTACTAATGATGTGGTAGGAACAACGACTAATACTTTTTTCTTATGCATTGCAATAAAATGTCTTGCAATACAATATATGATTGCAGATTTACCACTTGCAGTTGGAGATACTAACAGTTGTCTTCTAAATTTTATACCACGAGATATTGCTTCTACTTGATAATCTCTTAATGCAAATCCCATATTTAAGTTATCGGTAAAGTCTGGAACTTCTAAATCAGTTTCCCATTGATATCCATCTATGCTATATTCTCTGTCTTTTGCAAACTGTTCTACTGCATAATATAATCCAGTGTAAATTTTACCAGTGGTTTGTGCAAACAATCGAATGTTTCCATCCCAATATTTGTTGCGAACAGATGGCATAAACTTTGCGCCAGGAACTGGGAAAGTGAAATAGTCTGATAATTCTCTTTTAATAGATTCTTCTGCTTCTATTTTTATATGAGTATTATTGACTTTGGTTATCTGAATGTCGGGCCTGCTATCCATCCTACTAATGATTGTCTTAATCCTCTAGTTACTGGTGTAACTTGGTGATATACAAAAGATGGAAATATAATTATACTTCCTTGCTCTCTTGCATTTTGTTGAGCTCTAAATTTAATATTATCTGGTGTCATAGATTGTGGGTTTTGCATAAATGGGTCTGTCCATTCAAAATGTCCACCCTCATATTTATCTGGATGTGTAAGATTTACACTATACGAAAGTTTTCTATAGGTATTTAATCGTTCATCTTTATTTGGGTCATCTTTACAGTCTTCTTCATTATATGGTTCAAAGTGTCCATCACAATGCCAACTATAAAATTCTGGTGCATTTGGGTCATGTTTATATGATGTAAATTGATATGTCTCATGATAAGATAAATCAAATTTAAAGTAGTCTTCATTTACCTTTCTTACATGTGGAATAATATGGTCAAATATAGTAAGTTCATCTTGTAGTTTTGCATCTCTATCTAACCATGCAACACCAGATTTACGAGTCCCATGGTCTTCATATCCATTGTTACTTCCACCTATTTGGCCATATTCATTGTAAGAATTTTGTCCTATTTCTATAATTTCTTCACATATATTTGGTGGGATTGCTCTGGATAGAGTTACACAATGTTCTGGAATAAAAGATGGCATAATATATTAACCTGCTGGGTTAGTAAACTTCAACCAATCAATTGCATTCTTTATTGATTGATGTCTCCATGTAATAATATTTAGTATCTCTTTTAAAGCATCAACACATTCAGTTAAATATTCTACCTTTAGTTTAAGGTCTGATAAGTCTTTGTCTGCATTGAAATAGTAATTGTAATCTTGTTTGATAACTCTATGACCATCGAATGGGTCATATGACCAACCTAGTTCATCTATCTCTTCTTTAGATAGTTTGTCTGTATACCATAACCATTTCTTTTTTAATAGTTGATTATATTTTACTTCATAAGATTTAAGAGATAATCTTTTTTCGTTTAAGAGTTCTAGGTATTTTGCATGTAAAGAAGGTGTATTTAAAGAAGCTTTCTCTAAATCAATCTGGTCAATTACAGAATCAACCTTCCACATACTTTGTATTTCTTCTAATGTCATACTATAATTATACCACTAAACTGGTATTTGTCCACTTTTTTATGATGTGGATGCTATTTCAAATGTAGTAAATTGGAAAGATGCACTGCATGTTACATAAGTAATACCACCAGCAACAGTAGTATCCATTGTAATCTCACCTAAAGAAGTAGGAAATGCACCTTGTATTCTAACATATCTATTGGGATTATTTGCAGCTGTTGTAATTACAATGGTCATATCTGAGTATAATGCATCGTAATCTCCAGAACCATCGTATGGTTGTTCTGCTCTTCGATTTGCACCTACAAGTGTTCTAAATTTTTCTGGGTCTGTAGAACTAGTAATCTGAGACATCCATGTATATAATTCAGTCCAGTTTTCCATGTTTTCATCAACAATAAAATTAACAGTTAATTCACCAAGATTTATTTTATCGCCTGGAACTATAACATTCCTACCTAGATTAGTGGGTTGTTGAATTTCTGCAACACTTACAGATGGAACATTAACACCAGTTGCAAAGTATTTTGTATTAGGTAATTTCTTAACTAATAATTCGAATTGAGTTGGTGCAAGATAGGATAGATTATCTGGAAGATTACCTGCCCATGTTGCAGTTGAGATTTGTCTTGTAGTCATATATGTATTTATATCAAAAAGAAAGGGAGTTTTAACACTCCCTTCCTAAAATCACTTAAGCTGCAATTTTGCCAGTAATTCCACGATAAGTAACTTCTTTACTTTTCTTGGACTTGCTTGCTTTACTCTTAAGAGTTTTTGGGTCGTATTTGATACCTCTGTAGCAATACATAATAGCCTCCAGTTTTCGTTTTGATTTCGTACATACATCTTTCGATGCACACCCTTCTCCACGCGTTCCTTCGGTAAGATGTCGGTCTCTGTTCCCAATAAGGTACTTAGCTTGCCATTCTTCTATTGCAGAAGAATGAGGTTTTCTTATCTTCCTACTTCCGACTCCAAGGATGGAGTTGAACGAGTTGATACCTTTCAGTATCATTAATATTTATAGCTTAAAAAAGTCTAACTTTTTGGCGATTTTTGTTGACAGGCGGGTGCATTTTTTTGTATAATACACTTGTAATTGAGAATTACAACATGTACTTGAGAGGTCGGACATGTAAAAATTAGAGAAACTCTACTTGATAAGGATTTAGTCCACATGACACCGAGAGGGTTGCTTATCATTAGAAACAGTTCACGAAGTTCAAAAGTCTTGAGAGGTCACAGGTTCGAATCCTGTCTGTTGCCACGGGCACAGTGGAGAAGTGGTGTGTATCTCTTGAATTGTCAATTGGATGTATATTGATTGCATCTGAGACAGAGCATAAGACTTATCGTAAATCGTAGAGTCATGTGAGTAAGCATGTGGTGAGATTATCCCTAGTGATAATCAATATAACCAATAACTACTTCACTACTTTGATTCAACCATTACACAACTTTGTCCATCCTCTAGTTAAAGTGTGAGGATTATTACCATGGTAATTTTGGGACAATTTAAAAGGGGAACAAACGCTATATGGATGCTAGATTCTTTGACCTTGTTAATCTGACAAGGTAGAGTTTACGCACATAGATGGTGTTCGGTGGGTTGATACTGTATCGATACTGGGAAACATAATCACGAAGGTATTTTACACGAAAAAAGAAGACTAAGCATGGTTAACCAACGAGGGCATCTGGTGGTAAAAAATCAGATTTTATTGCATTCCTGTTGGGGTCAGTGATGACTTTCCTAATTTTAGTAGTGGTGATATATGAATACAAGATAGAAGCGTGTTGACTGGTTGGTGTAAAAACAAGAGATGAGACTCAAGCGTGCAACAATCAGATAGTCGGAGACCTATATAGAATCCGAGCGTAGAAAAAACTCTTGAGTTAGAATATGATGATAAGTGTATGGATGTGAGTCGATAACAATTGGTGTCTGGTACTTGTTAGATTCTTGGAGAATAAGAGAATATAGTCGTCTAACAGTTAGTAGGGAATACGAAATCTCGCTCAAGGTGGTGATGAAAGTTGGGTTGCAAACCATTAGTAGTCATTAACGAACTTCACTTTATTTAAAACCCACCTTTATGGTGGGTTTTTTTTAGCATAAAAAAAGGGACTCCGAAGAGTCCCCTTTTAGAAAAGTCTACGACTTTTAAAAAACCTTATAGAATATTTTCTATTTCGATTTTTCTGTAGTAGAAGTTTGTACCAGCAGATGCCAATCCATCACTTGGAGCACTACCTACGAAAGGATTAGAAATCATTCCATATCTAGTTTTAAATCCAATTTTTGGTTGGAAAGAGTTTTCACCAACTGCACGAACCATTTGTAATGGAACATATGGGCAGTAGAAAACACCAGCATCGTAAGGATTTGAACCTCTGTAACCAACAGTCATGTAACCTTCGTTACTGTGACCACTAACTGGGTCAAGAGTGTAGTATGGGTCAATATAAACTTTATATTTACCATTTAAAACACCAACGAATGTGTTACCTGCGTCATCAACATTTAACTCAGTGTTAAGTGCTGGGGCATAGTCTAAAAGACCAGCCATTGACAATGCAGAAGCAACATCAGATGAACAAAGGATAAAGTTACCTTTACCTCTTCTTGATTCTCTTGCGATTACATTAGCATCTCTTTCTACTTGGAAGAGCATACCTTTGAACTTCTCAACAGACCATCTACCAGATGAGTCAACATCTAAGTCGAATCTACCAGCATTAGCAACACCAGTTTGAGCACCAGTTTTTGCTTGGATGTTAACAGTTCTTACAACTTCTCTGTTAATCTCTGCAAGTATTTCAGCAGATAAGATGTTTGCAAGTTCTGTTTCTGCATCTAGACCATGAATTGCTTTAAGGTCTTGAGCAAGTTCTATTGTGTATTCAGCTTTAAGAGCTCTGGACTTAGCAGTCACAGTTGCTTTCTCAATTGTGAACGCCATTGATGCAAATGCATTTGAAGCACTGTCACCTTTAGCCTCAGCAGCTCCAGTAGTCATACCAGTACCAGTCGCATAAGTGGCTGCATCCCCAAATGGGTCTGTTCCTGCTTGTGTTCCTGCTCCAGCAAAATCTGAATCAGCTTCGTCAAATAACGCTTCGGTCATTGCTAACCTTGAAGTGTTATCGTTATATCTGGCTTTCATACAGAATACTAATCCTGTTGGGCCAGTCATTGGTTGCACACCACAGATGTCGTATGCAATTAGGTTTGGAAGAGACCTTCTGACTAAAGAAATTAGAATTGGATTCCAGTTGTCTACACCTGTTCCACCAACAGCACCGCCGGCGTTGTTGATAGGTGCATCCTCGGAAATCATTCCTCTTTCTTCATTAAAGGCTCTTTCTTGGTTCTCTAGAACCACAGAAGTTACAGCTTTTTTGTAAGGGTCACTGATTTCTGGTAAATCTGGATGACTCAATACTGGCTGCCACTTCTCTTGTAAGTTTTCTGACATAAACATTGTTATTGTCTCCCTTATTTTTAAAAAGTGTTAATAATCAGTTGACCTTATTTATATTTGTTAGGGTCAACTTTTCCTATTGCGGCAGAATATGCAGCCATACTTGGGTCAACGATTATATCGTCAGTCGAAGTATTTTCATCGCTATCACTAACCACTTCTTCATCTAACTGTAATTTTGATTTCTCTCCACTAAAGTAAGACTCCTTAATTGTTTTAACATTAGATTCAAACTCATCGTCTGCATCTAGGTCTTCAATTAACTTTGTAAGTTTCTCAACTTCACTTGTAGTCAAGTCACTTGAAACTTCTGAAACCACTTTGTTTCGAACAAGTTCATCTCTTTCAGATGTTAAGTCGATGTTTTTAGAAACTTCTTCATTTAGTTTAGCTTCAACATCTTCTATTTTACTTGCAAGTTCGTCAACGACATCTAATTTGTCATCTGGAACTTCAACATAATGGTCTTCGAATAGTGCTTTAAGTCCTTGTATAAAGTTTTCTGTTAACTCAGACTTAAGTCCTCTTTCGATTGCAAGTTCGTTATCTTTAACCCACTCTTCTGCAACATAACCTAAGAAAGAATCAACTTTATTAGTTAAGTCTTCTTTGATTTCGTTAGATGCTTCAACAATCTCGTCTCTCTTTTGAGATTCAAGTTCTTCTTTGATTTCACTAACTTTTGCACTTAGAGCAGCTTCAAATACTACTTTTGCTTTTGATTTGAATTCTTCTGAAAGGTCTTCACCACCGACTAATGCATCGATATCGTCTGACATATCGTAAGATTCTGATTTCTCTTCGTCATCTTCATCTTCTTCTTCGTCATCCTTATGAGAAGCTTCTTTTTTAGTAGCTTCATCCATATCTTCCTCATCTTCGTCTTCATCTTCATCTTCGTCTTCTTCTTTAGAAGCTTCTAAGATTGCAGTTAAAGATTCTTTCACAACTTCTTCGTCCTCTGATTTGAAATGTTCAGCAATTTTCTTAAGAAGGTCTGCTTTTGTTGACTCAGATTTTTCATCTTCGTCTTCATCTTCATCTTCTTCGTCATCTTTCTTCATCATTTCATTGACCAAGGACTGGATGTCATCCTTATCAAGACCTTTAAGTTCTTCAATGATTTTTCTTAATGCTTCCATCTTAGTCATATCTTCGACTACGATTTCCTCATCATTTTCTGTTTCTTCATAGTTTGAAGCTGCAGATAATTTTTGAGGTGCATCTTTCTTATCACTGTCACCTTTTCTCTTTTTACTAGGTTTAGTAGAATCTGATGCTTTATCAACAGATGCTAGAGATTTAGGCACTGGGTCTTTATCTGGAGTAACGACACCTTTATTAGCAACTGGAGCTGATGCTTCAGTTACTTCGTCTTGATTTTTAATATCTTCTGACATGTGTATTTCCCCTGTAAATTACTATAATTACAAATTAAGAACGAAATATTGTTCTTTACAATGTATTTATAACTTTTATAGTTTAGACAAGAAGTTTTTCATAATTTCTAACTTCTTCTCTTCCAAATGGCGTTGTTTGGTTTGTCGAATCTGGTCTTTCCACGATTCAATCTCCACAGCTTTAAATATACTGCCTTCTTTTATCCATTCAACACCTTCCATAATACCATCCACAAAAGCGTCTGGTGCAGAAGGGTCTGCCACGATGTCAGCTGCAGTTGCAAGCATGAAGTCGTCTTGGACATATTGTGCATTATTTTTCTGGGTCACTGACCCCATACCCCTACTGGAAACGCCTAGTTTTGCACCATCATTCAATAGTCCTTTAACTATATTACCCATTGGAGTATTCATTATCTTTGCCTTACCGACAAAGTTATCACCATTTTTCTCTAAAGAAGTAATCATATGACTAACTCTTTCAAGATTAATAGTTGGGCCTTCTGGATGACCCAGTTCCCCATATGCACGATTTTTCTTAATAAATTCTTTGTTGTATCGTCCTACCTCTTTTTCCATAATTTCCATTGGATAGACACGACCATTTCTGTTTTTCATGTTTGTTTGAAGAAAGACTCCTTCAATGAAGGTATCTTTACCCCCATTTGCATTTTTTTCAGTAATTAAATTTACTTCTTCTGCTTGTTGTTCTGAAATTAAAAACATCTCTTTCTCCTTATTCTATGGTTGCAATTTTCTTTGCAACATCATCATAGGTTTGATTACCTTTTAAACCATTTGCAAATCCAAACGAGTCTTCTATAGAAGGTTCTGGTTCTGTTAAAACATCTTCTATGAAGGATTCAAAATCTTCACCTAGTAACGAAATTAATTGTTTTGCATTTTTTCTTGCTTCTTTTTCTGACTTATATTGAGCAAGTTCTTGTCCATCTACATAAACTTTATATTTATTAGATTTCTTTGCAATAACAACTGGTACTTTTTTTCCTTTTGCACCCTTTTCCATGTAGGAATCAATCTCTTGCTCCCCACGAGGTAATTTAAATTTTCTTATCTCATTGACAAGTTCTTTAAATTTTTTCATCTGCTTGAGTTTCCTGTTTATTCAACCAGTCAAGTTGAACATCCAACCTTTTTCCCTCAATAGCTTCTCGTTGTTTGTCAACCATAGCAGCTGCAAATGCATCAGAAGCTGCAACATTATCTCCAGACTCTACTGAGTCTATAACTTTCTTGATATCTGTCTTTGCCATAATATTATTTCCTCTTACATGTCAAAGGAGTCCTCTCCTTCCCCATCTTCGTTTTCTTTTTCGTTTTCGATTTGTCCATCAATCATTTCTATCTCTTCTTCGGATTGTCTAAGAACATTCTTTCTAACCCATTGTTGAGAAAAATATTTACCTACAAATTCATCCAACTCCCTAAGTGTAGTGACTCTTTCTCTTTGAATCTCTGCATCTTTAAGTTCTACAAAATGAGAATCTTTTTGATAATCGAACCTAATGTTCTCTTTCTCATGTTCCCATTCTTCAATTGGTAAAACTCCTTTGAGTGCCAATTGAGCTCGTAATATATCCATGAACATACTACTAAACTTATTTCTAAGTCTATCTACAAAACGAGAGAACTTAACCTCGTCTCTTGATATCTCAGTTGTCCTACCTAAAGAGAATCCACTTTCAGATTCTAACCTAGAGATAGGCACATTTAAACTTCGGAACAATTTTCTTTGGAAGTATATAATATCTTCTATTTCACCTAGGTTTTGTCCGCCTGGTAAGGTGGTAATCTCTGTTCCTCGACCACCTTCTCTTCTTGGTAACCAGAAATCTTCCAACATACTCATATGTTTTCTATCATCTCTGATTTCACCTGTATCTGCATTATAGACTAGTTTGTTTTTGTATCTAGTCATAGTATCTGCAAGATACTGTTCTGCTTTTGCCTTTGGAAGATTCCCTACATCTATATAGAAAATTCTTCTTTCTGGGGCTCTTGATATCCTATAGATAACAAGTGCATCTTCCATCATTCTTAATTGGTTGGCTGCTTTCAATCCTTTGTGCATGTAACCAATTACATGTCGTCTATTTGCATCCATCATTCCAGATGTAGTGTAGACGATTGCATCTGGAGATATCTTCAAGGTTTGAGAACCTACACCAGCAACATAAGTTTTTTCAAACCCACCTTGGTTATAGGTATAGTATTCATCAACCTTGTCGATAACTTCGATACCTTGTGCATTCTTTTTCTTCTGCACTTCCCTAATCTTTTTAATTTGAATAGGGTCTATCATTCTGACACCAACAATACCTTTTTTAGCATTCTTTGGGTCAACTAGTAAATGAAAATACATTCTTCCATCTACATACCACTTACGAAATACATCGTTTGCAGTTTGATTGAATCTAAGAAGTCTTAAAACTTCTACAAATTCTTCTCTTATTTTGGATTTAATTGAATCTGAAAACTTAGTGCCATCCAAGTTGATTCCAACTGGACTGTCTAAATCATTAGAAGATATAGCTTCTTGAACGATATCGTCAATTGCCATATCTACTTCTGGAATGAGAGACATTTGTCTGTATCGAACAATTAAGTCCTGTTCAGACTTTACACCACCTTCCATGTCAACGAATTGACCAGAAGATAATCCCCCACCTACTGCATAACCGCCCTGTCCTATTTCTAGAACTTGAGCTCCATCGTCATTAATAGGTGCAACGAAGGATGGTGCGTTATCCTCTTCGCTCTTCCTCTTTATTTCAAATCCAAATATTTCCATAATATATATTTATAACACTTGAGAAGAACTCTATTAAAGAGTTCTTTCCCAATGTGAATAACTGAATGTTACATCAAAAGTCTGTATCTCATCCGCTGTATCGAAACTTAAATCGATTTGGTTTAGAGTGCTAGGATACATATTATACAACTCGTAAGTTGCAAGTATGCTATCATCTCTGTTTAATTGAGATATAGTTGCTCTTGAAACTAGATAGTCTAGGTCTGTCGCACCGACACCACTATCTAATTCTTGAATGCTTTCCATCCATTCTTCTACTGCTGTTCTTGTAGTAAAGTTTACATCGTTGATGATGCTTACTGTCCAATCTTCAAATGTTCTATCCCCTGCTACTTTCAGTTTATGTCCTCTAAAAGGAACTTCAATAGCTGGTAAGGTTGAGCCTGGAATCGCTGCACTTTTGCACATAAATTCTATATTCTCTCCCATTCTAGGAATATACACAGAAAACCTGTTACCACGAACACCACCAGCAATTAACTGGGCTTTAAATTCGTCTATAGTTGCCATGTCTTACTCCTTAGTTACCATATTGGGTATTAGTTGCACCATATACTTCTTCAAACTCTACACCAGACCTAGCTGCAACAAAGTTTAGTGTAATGAAGTTGATACTCCTATTTGGTTTAACAAAAATTGAAGCTTGGAATTGATTTGCATCCACAACTGATTGTGAGTTATTTGTGTCATCACAAACAACTTGGAAATCAACGATTCCTCGTCTTCCCTTAACTTGTCTTAAGAAAGGTTCGATAGTTGCTCTAAATTGAGCTCTTGTAAATGCATCGTTAAATTCAAACAATTGGAATTTAGCTGCAGTTGCAATTGCTTTCTCCATAACTATGAACAATCTTCTAACATTAATTCTATCAAATGCACTTGCATTTGAAAGTAAAGTTTTATCTCCGAATAAAACAGTCCCTTGGCCAGGGAATGTTACTATTGGATTAACTCTCTTCTTATATAGTGCATCTCTCTCAGCTTGATTTGGATTGAAAGACAATTTAGTAATACCTAATATTTGTCCTCTGTTAAATCCTGCTGGTGAGAACCATGCATCTCTTTCTTGGTCAGACCTTGCCATTATACCTGCTGTGTGTCCACATGCTGGAATATAACAGTAATTATCAGTATACTTATCGTATTGATAACACCATGCACTGTCCATTACTGCATAAGAACTTGAAGATAAAGTATCTGCAAGTGCTACTATTGAAGCGGATTCTGAACCAGAATTGTTAACACAATCTTGTTTTCTTGGTGAAATGATTGCCATACAATCTTTTCTTGCTTCACATATTGCAATTAAGTTATTTGCTTGAGTTGTTGCTTCTGCTAATGTTGTTACATCGTTACCAGAACCATCGTCTCCATTAAGAGGCCCAGATATTAAGAAATCAACATCTTGGGTTTCTGCATCACCAAGATATGTTGAATATCCTGTTTTCTTCTGACCAGAAGTTAAGCTATAACCATCTGAACCATTTGTAAATGATTGTGTAATTGGTAATGTGTGTGTGTCAAATATCGCACCTGCCGAAGCAAATGTGTTACCAGATTCACTTAAATTTGAATTGTGGTTGGAGAAGAAGATGTAGTTTGAGTTGTATCTTAGTTTATCTACAAAGTAGTTAGAATTTCCTTCTGCGTCTTTTGCATCAGATGCCATTGATACTCCTTCGAATATCTCAAGAATTTCTCCTACTATACCTGTAATTAAACCATTCTCATCAACGACAGCAATGTGCATTTCATCCAAAGATGAACTGTTTGCAATAGCATCTGGACTTGAGCCAGGAGCTTTTGTAAAACTAGATGCAAATTCCCATTCTCTGTTTACATTAGCTGAGTTTGCAACTACAGTTTGTAAACCAGAACTTCCATCACTTGCCAATGCAAATGTAATGGCATTAGTATTAATTTCAGAGATTATATACTTATTAGTATCAGTACCAAAAGTAATTACATCTCCAACAACTAATGCAGCTCCACTTGCAACTGTCATTGATGTATCTCCCAATGCAATTGAACTGTCATTTACAGTTGTTGCAGCGGATTGTGAAAATGCATTTGCACTTGCACAAACAGATACTTTTAAACTATTACCTAAAACACCAACACATCTTGCAACAAAATCTCCAACATTTGAAGCAGCTGCACCTGTATGATAATTATTATCATAATAATGTGTCGCATTTTTTACTAGTAAACCAGCTGAACCAGTGGATGCATTCAACATATTTGTTGAAACTGCACGAACCACTTTTAAGTTATTTCCATATTTCAAGAAATTTGCAGCTGAATAAAAGTGTTCTTTCTTCTGTACAGAAGTAAGATAGGTGTCATCGTTAGATGGGTCACCAAATACACTTACTAAATCCTTTTCGGATGTAATAGTTCTAACTTCATCAACTGGGCCCCAACTAAAAGAACCTACATAACCACCTATACTAGATGATACTGCTGGTACTACATTTGAAACATCTATCTCTCTGACTTGAACGCCAGGACTTACTAGAAATGCCATTTTAGTTTTCTCCCATAAAGTTTATTTATGACCGACCACATTTATTGTGTTCGTCCATAGTATTTAGTATTTTATTGTTTTTAAAACACTCCATAATTCTTTTCATCGTCTACAACTGTCCAGACATCACCATCTTCTTCAAAGGTATCTCCACCTTTACCACTGTCTATAATACCTATTGGGACTATATCGTCTTCGATTTCCTTTTGTTTTTCTGCATATAACATTGATTTTAAGTCTGCACTTGACATATCTTTAAACAATGGTGTACTAACAAACCATGCAAACATAACACAATTCATTACCATATCGTCATGACAACCACCATCTGCTTGCCAAGATTGACCTCTAGATACAAAAGTTGCAAACTCTTGAATGGTATCTGTGTCTCTTATATACAGTTTTTTTTCTTCCATTATCTCTTTTAAAGCTGCACAACCCTGTGCTTTAACCTTTTTGGTCATACGAACACCGACTCCATCCGATTTAACTGAACTGGTCATAAACATATTTTCGTATTCTAACTCATAATACATTTCTCTACAAACCATTGTTCCTTGATTATTGTTCTCTACAATGACTAATGCATCATTATATAACTTACCATATTTTGCACATATATCTGGTAATAACATAGGAGATATTAAATTATCTCTAAATGTGCATACTTGTTCAAATAAATTACCATCATGTATATCAAATATAGTAAAAGTAGAATAGTCCATACCTTTACCTTCTGCAACATCTACAGTCATTATATACTCATGATGTGGTTTAGGTTTCTTATATACTCTTACTTGACCATATAATTCAGTAGGATTTTCAGATACTAATCCTAAAATAATATTAGATGGGATAAGAGTTCTACCAGTTCCTAAGAAAGAATTACCAAATTCTTGTTCAAACTGCAACTCTGATGTATTTGCAATGGTAGTTTTTTTCCATGTTTCGTCTCTGCCTGGCACATCATTCCAGTCTATTTGATAGTTTGCAAACTCATTTGAGTTAGTAACTGATGCTTCCCAAATACGATGAAACATATTACCTACTCCATTTGCAGTAGATGTTATGATAACCTTTGAGTTTTTACCAGATGTAATAACTGGATATGTACCAGTATAAAATGGTTCTGCATTTTCTACAAAGGCAAACTCATCAAGATAAAGAAGGTTAACAGATAGACCACGAATCGATGATGTCGTGGTTGCAGATGCAATAATTCTAGAATTGTTTTCAAAATCTATACTTCCTTTGTTTAATGCTTTAGTCCCAGGCTGTAAAAAGAAGGGAACATTCTCTAACATAATTGTAATACGAGATAACATTTCTCTTGCAGTTGCACCTTTGTTTGCAAGAATAGCTACTGTTTGTTCTGGATGAAATAATAAATACCAAAGAAGATATGCACATACTGTTATAGATTTACCACTTTGACGACATGCAAGAACTATGTTAAATCGATTATCTTCGAAGTGTTGTATTAATCCCTGTTGATAATCATAGAGTTCAAAGGGAACTAATCCTTCATCTAAGGAAATAATTTTTAAATATTTGGATATAAAGTATGCTGGTTCACGAGTACATCTTAAATACTCTTGAACTTTATCGTCTGTCCATTCCTCAGTAACACCCTGTCTTTTGACATTTATGTTACCAAGATATCCTTCATTCTTCGGTTTTGGCATTGTTTTTTAATAGTTTCTGTAATTCTGCTGTAGAACCTACAAACAAATTTTGATTTGTTGTTTGATTTTTAGGTCTATCGTCTTCTAAGTCATCCATCATTTTTTGTATTTGTAATAACTTTTCAGATGTTTCGGATACTGTCTTAATTAACTGTCCAGCAACCTCATAAGTCCTCGGATGTTCACTTTCTTTTGCAAGGTCTAGGATACCCTCAATTGCATCCTGTCCTCTCTCTACAAGGCCATACAGAGTGTTTCTGGTGTATTTGTAGTCAACCTGTTGTTCGTCTTTTCTTTCTGTAAAACGACCATTCTGGTCTCTGGGAACGAGTTGTTTGTTAGTTTCTTTAACTACTTCTTCTGCTTCGTTGTTAATATCTAGAAGTTCATCTAGTTTGTCGTCTATAGATTGTTTCATAATTAAGTAATTGTGGTTTTATCAGTATTGTAATCTGAGTCATTCCCATCAAAAAAGTTTATTGTTTCAGTTATATTTAGTGGTGTTGTTTCTGGACTTGCACTAGTTGGATTAGGAACTTGTTTAATTTCACTTTGTCTTCCAGCTGCACTATTTGCTTGTCCATCATCTGTAATGTATGTTCTTGCACGAACATCTCTAATAATCTCTGATTTGCCAATAGAACCATATAGGTATGTTTTCATTTCAAAGTTTAGCGTCCAAATAATTACTCTACGAGATTGAAAGTCTCCTTCATATTGGTCATCATAAGATACATCTTGTAATACGATTGGTACATCTCTTTTTTCACTGGTGCCTGGCACTGTAGTCATTGTAACTGTAAAATCTGGTGTAAAAAAAGGTAATATCTGTTCTACAATCTGTAATGCATCTTCGGTATTTTTTGCAATTGCATATAAACCGAAATTAATATTGTAAGGAACTGGTGCAAACTGTGTCTTTAAAACAGTATTATCACCACTATCTTGTAGTTTATATTGTTTTAACTTACCAAGTTTTCTCTCTGCATCATAGTTTAAACCAGTAATATCAAATGCAATTCTAGGTAAAGTCATTGCAACTCTTGATGTAGAACTGTCCATTAAGTCTGCAGCTTGGTCTAATCTTGCAATAAATTTTTGTTTTGGGCCATAAGATAATGGAACTCTTATGTTTTGTGTTTGAGTTCCAGATGAGTTATCTCTTTGAATATCAATCTCATTGAACATTGTACCAAAAACTGATACTGCTCTTTTGATTGCTTCATGATAGAAATGTGATTTACCTAACATTTTTAATTCCTAAGACATAGTTTTCTGCAGCGTTTTCTGCATACATTTCACTTTTTTCTGTATATACTTCGTCCTTTATCCAAAGTTTATCTTCAAAGAACCTACATCCAAAACCATATTCTGCTTTATATACTCTAGCTTCTTTGTTTCCATGTTGAAAAGTATGTAGTTCTTCAATAAAATTTATCATCATAATATTTATAGTGACCCAAATGGGTTACTTTCCGAGAAGTCTACGATGTTTGCACCAGCAGTTTCAAAGTCCTTATTGTCTGCAAGTGGGTCATTTGGTGTTACATATTGGTCTGGTGCAGTTGTTATTGTTCTACTTGCACTACTTGTTGCACCTACAATATTACCTGCAGCTGCATTAGACGATAATACAAACATAGTATTTGTTGCTGGAACATCTGTATCATCAAATGTTATGTTATTAACAATAAGAGTTTTACTATTTTCACCCTGTGAAGTATAAGATACTACCTGTCCAGATACAGTTTTACCAGATGCAACTGTTTGTGTGACTGTTTCTCCATGAACAAAGTCTCCAGAACCAGAACCTAATGCCATAGATACTTGATATGCAAATGAATCTTCAACACCATCAAGTTCTGCAATACCAGTATCAAATGCTTCATGTGAGTATTCAAAGGTTTCACATTGTAGTTTAAATACATTAAGCTTACCTAATTGGTAGAATGGATTTTCATGTTCTACAAATCTAATTTCAAATACTTGATTTCCAAGTGGGAAATAAATTAAGTCACCTTCTTGAGGTCTTGTTGCTGTAACTAAGTTTTGGTCTAATGATACAAACCTATTCCATGTTCTTCTAGATAAAACGAAGGTTGCTTGGTCTCTGACTTCTACACCAAATTTAGAAAGTAAGTCTCCTTCACCTTCAAACCCTTCGGTATTTTCAATATACATTTCAACTGAATATGCATCGTCAAACTTTGATGAAGTATCTTCACCAAACAATTCATCCTCATCTACAATAGTTCGTGGTAAGTAAAAACATTCATGGCCATAGAATCTTAAAGATTCTACAACTAAATCTTCATGTAAGTCTTGTTCCGATTGAACTGCATGGTTAAAATATACATTAGTAGGCATCGATTACCCCATCATTATAGCAGACTCAGTTTGTAATAAATTACTCTGTTCCTCTAACTTTTCAATTTCAGTGTTTGCATCTTCTAGGATTTGTCTACCTTGTAAGGTAACTCCGCCAGGCAACTGAACCCCTTCAAACTTAGAAAGGTTCTGACCCCATTGTTTTTTGATTAATGCAGTTACATATTTTTTCAACCAAACATCGTTATAGACATCTGTGAATTGTGTTGGGTCTATCTTTCTGTAACAATCTATGATAATATATTCTCCAGATGTGACTGCATTTGACCAGTCCATATCTAAGTATAATCTATTTTGTGCTTTGTTAAAACGAATTGGAACTTGTCCGATTAGTATTTCATCTAATAATTGAATGTGATTTTGCACCATTTCATATTGCACTATAGATGTAGAAGAGATGTCATATAAATCATTTAGTCTTAATTGGTATCTAAGGTCAAACATGTTTAGACCAGATTTATCTACGAATGGGAATACTCTTAATACTGAATAAACTGATTCTGGAAGAACAATGTATCCTTGACCCTCTTTAAAAGTCATAGAACTTGATATGTGTGTTCCTGTAGATGATTGAGACATACTTGCATCTGCTTTTTGATTTGCAAGGTCGTTATCGTTAATTTGATGTTTTAAATATGTTCGAATAGTACCATCGTAATGATACTCTGCAAAGTATTGTAATGCATCATCTATAATATCATCAACTTGGTCATCATCCACATTGATTTCAATCACTGGTTTACCCAGTTGTCTTAATGCATATTCTTTTAATGTTGCTTTACTATTTGGAGCTGCCATAACATAATCCTGTTAGAAATTAATTTCTTCTATCAGTATTTATGTTATTTTTGATTTGAAAGTAAGAAATCGTCAATTTTTTTATTAATGTTATCTAAAGAATCCATCATTCTTTCCATATCTTTATGTAAATCTTCTTTAGAAACAAAATCTCTATTAACTTCTTCACGAGTTTTGTTTAATAATACTTCTACTCTTTTAAGTTCACTGTTTAGATTTGCCATGAACCATACGAATGGGCCAATGATACCTGTTAATACTAAGTTCCATACTAAGTGTCCGAGTTCAAAATCCATAAGATAATCCCTATAAAGTGTGTTTATATAAGGTTATTTAGGGAAATGAAGGTTTCCACTTTCTGGACAAACTTCAAATACTGGTATATCGTCTACTTGTCTTGCTTGTATATCTGGATGATTATTTAGGTCTTGACTGTTACCTCTCCAACTAAATGAGTTATTGAATGCAATTGAGATTCTATCAAAGTCTGTTTCTAATGGTTCTACATGATGTTGCATTGCAGAAGGAAATAATAATACATCACCTTCTCTTGGGTCTACAACAAAGTTATCTCTACTTCTTGCAGTTGCATGTATAAAGTTTGACATGTGTTTTGCTTGGCCACTTAAGAATTGTAAAACTCCAGACCCCCTAGTCTCTTCTGGAACAGAAATATAAACAACACCACTATACCAACAGCCTGGATGTGTATGCACATTATTATATCCATGTTGATAGTTTATGTTTACCCAATAATTATTATGTTCTAAAGTAAAATCTTTATGATGTTCTCCACAATAAAATGGGAATACTTCTTTATTAAAAACCTCTTCTACACCATTGAGTAAAGATTGAAATATGGGTCTTTCATCTACACCATCGTTAGATTGCCAACCAGCACCATTATTAGAACGAGACCTACCAATTGGGTCATTTTTTCTCATGGTATAACATTCTTTTTTCATTGCATCTAGTTGTTCTTGAGAAACTACACCCATATCTAATAGGTTTGCTTTAAATACATGCCATGAAAACATCGGTAAATACATTATGAATACTCCTTTCTAGTCTTAAACAGTTTTGTATAGTATGGTTCAGAAACTTTATTTTTAATATCTTCCCTTTGATTCATTTCCTTTAAATCACCTTTTATATCTTTTTCAAATCTTTCAACAACTTCTTCTTTAGTTAAATATGTAATTTTACTTTTCCAAGGATATCTAACAAAAGGTACAATTTGTACCAGTGGTGTACCTTTAGGAATTATAAAAGATTCATCTACTTTAGGATAAAAAATTAAATGATTATTTGTAGTCAACTGATTAAATTTATCAGTATCTATAATACCTTGCCATGTAGACAAATATGGATTATCAAAAAGAAAAGGGTCAAGATAATAACAAGATGTACCTTTAGGTGTTTTTATTAAAAAATCCATTTTAAATTTTAACTGCATCTTATCATCTCTGCTCATTCCAGTTACTTGTTTTGCTGGATGACCACCTACCCTGTTTATCATATCAGATAGTTCCTTAATATTAAGTTTATTAATTTCAATATAATTTACTATATCATCTACTTTTTCTTCTTTTAATAATGTTTTGATATAAGAAAGTTTTTCTGTTGATATATTTTTTAAAGGAATTGTTATAGATATTGGTTCATCATAATCATTTTTACTCATTAGAACTAAAACTGTGTGTCTATTTCTAATAAGATAACCCATAGATAACCAATCATGCATGGCTGGACATTTTTTAATAGTATCTAATCTATTACCCTCTGCATCTTCAATTAATACTGGTAGTTTTTTATACCATTCTGGTTTTACTTTTTTTGCTGGAACTGGTTCAAATAGACTATTTTCAGTGTCTATAACACACTGAAATTCTATTTCCATTTCTTTTATTGGGCATTGTTCCATAATCGCTCGTGTAAATAATATAATATAAGTTTTATTACAAAGTCAAAAGTCATGATTGCACCAGCAACCTCAACTGAACCTGTAAGGACATAACCTATTAATCCTGTAGTGACTGTTGCAAGTATTCTCCATGAAAATGCTTTTGCAATAGATTTACTTTGTGAGTCCAAGCTGTCTCCTAATTTCTGTTGCAGAAATTGATTCAGTCTCTTTATCAAAAGATTCTTGTTCTATCTTATAACCTACATCTCTACCATAGGTTATATTGACAATGTTTGGTACTTTTTGTATAATAAAATGCACATTTTCTTCGTATCCTTCTCCTAGTAAAAACATTTTTATGTTCTGTTTTACTGTTTTAAAATCAAAAGGATTCTTTTTACTATTCTTCATTGCACGAATCATAATACAAACTTGACCTGTTTTATCATAACATCTTTTAAATAATGCAAGATGACCATCATGAAAAGGTTGAAATCTACCTAACATTTGTGTAGTTGGTTTATTAATATCAAACCTTCTGTTCTCTGCAAGTAACTCTCTTGCAATAACTTCGGAATGTAATTCACCATTTTGGTCTTCTACCCAATAATCAACTTCATTTTTTAAAGGTCTTTGAAATGCTTTATTTGTATCTGCATATCTACCTTTTTCTATAGTATCCATAAAGATAATATAATCTGGGTTTAAAATTTGTCTTCCTTGAGTAAAAGGACAAACAAAATCCATAATTGCAAAAGGTTTATCGGAATCTCTGCATAGGTCTTTCATTCTATGCACCTGTCTGAGTCTACCTTCTTCTGAGAAATCCCAATCATTATGTTGGGCTCGGATTGCATCAGCATTGAAATGGTCTGCATCTAAATGTTCAAGTAGACATTTTGATATGTAAGTTTTTCCACTGCCTGGCAATCCAAAAATTAAAATTGTTTTTGTTTTCATACTAATACTTATTGTTCTCCCCAGAGACGAACTTCGTCTCCACGAACCACTAAACTAGTTCTATATGGAAATTGATTTTCAACATTGTAATCTGCATCTGGGCCTGGATGTCTGTGAGTCATTGCACCATTCATAATAACTAATCTGTTTGGTTTGTATTTAACTCTACCTATTTCATGAGACCCTTCATCTTCTGGTATTCCAGAGTATTCCTCTGCATGACTATGGTATTCACTATTGTAAAAAATTAAATCTCCACCCCAGTCATCATCCCACCTCATTTGGTCATAATAAAGAAATGATAAATTATTTAAACAATCATTTCCTAATCCTGTATCTTCATGTACAGTCCCATCTTGTCCTTTTGTTTGTCCATTAAATCCACAATATTGAAATTTGACCCAATCAAAATGAAAGTCTTGTCTTAATTTGTGAATAAACCAATCTATCATAGAATGTCTATAACCAACACCTTTTGGTGATATAGCATTTTTTTTCCACTCTGCTTGATTCTTCCACCTATCACTATTTAATGCTCTTTGTTCTGACCACCAGTCTGGACTTTTTGCTTTTCTCTCCCAACCCCTATCTTCTATATTAATGTAAATAGATTCACCCCAATATAAATGTCTTATTTTATCATTACGAATTACTCTATTTTGTCTACCCCATTTTGAAGAACTAAATCTCGATTCATACCAAGAATCATGAATACTTGGTGGTAAATAATTATCAATTACCCATATTTGTTTAAAGGGTAAACTAGGAATGGGTTTAGGTTTTTGCAAAAACTGAACATCTATAGGTTGCATTAACCATTCATAATGGTTTGACACTAAACTGACCTCTTATCCTCACCGATGTCTTCTTGTCCACCATTAATATCTAAGGTATCAGAACTTTTATCGAATCTATCATCTGCCCAAGAAGACTCACAGAAAGTATCGATATTTGGTATAGTTGGCAATTGATTTTCATAAAACTCATAATCTTTTAAATCTATTTCAAGTGTTTGATTTATTTCTTCTTTTAATCTATAGTAAATACCATTTATAAAATCCATCCAATCTAAAACTCTTCTTCCAATTTGTCTTCTTGGGTCGTTTGACATTTCTCTAGATGCAATTACAAGTTGTGCTGTATTTTTAAATCCAAGTTCTTCGATATTACTTTGTAATGCTGAAATTCTGTCTTCGACTAGGTATTCAAGGTCTTCAATTGTCTGTTTTTGCATGGTTACACTTGCAGGCGGGTCACATAATTTAATATATTCTTCTATTTCAGAAATATGTTCTTCACTTAAAGGTAATTTTTCTTCATTTAAAACATATTCAGTTTCATCATCAAAAGGACAATAAAATAAAACATCGTAATCAAATGAGAATTGTGGTTTTTGTGTTTTTTTATAGTTCCAACGAAGTCCTTTATCGTTAGTTATGTGTAACACATTTTCGTCATCGTACACTAATAACATAATATAATCTCCATAATATAGTAGTATATAGTCTGGTTTTAAGGCCAGGGTTTATTCAAATCACCA